CGTAAGTGGACAGAAGAAGATATAGAACTATCTAATGGATGTAAGTTAATATCCAAAAGTAATGTAGCAGGTATTCGTGGTGGAGCAAAGTTGCATAAAAGATATGATTTGATTATATTAGATGACTTTGAACATGAAGCAAACACAATTACCCCCGACGCTCGGGCTAAGAACGCAAATCTGGTTACCGCTGTTGTTTATCCTGCGCTTGAACCTCATACTGGTCGGTTGCGTGTTAATGGTACTCCCGTTCATTATGATTCCTTTATTAACAACCTCATTAATAATTATAAAAAAGCTAAAAAAGGTGGTAAGGAATTTTCTTGGAGGGTAATAACTTATAAAGCGATTTTACCAGACGGGACTCCACTTTGGCCATCATTTTTCTCAAAAGAGAAATTAGAGGAAAAGAAAAAGTTTTATTACGATAGTGGCCAATCCCAAAAATTCTATCAAGAATATATGATGGAAGTCCAATCTGAAGAAGATTCGGTGTGGAACAGAAGGCATGTAAAACATTGGGAAGGGTATTATGAAAACGAGGATGGGACTAATTACATTCATATCGATGGTGATAAGCTTCCTTGTAATACATTTTTGGGTTGCGACCCTGCTACAGACATTGATACTAAGACTTCTGATTTCTCGGTTATAATGGTAATTGCTATTGACCCCAATAATAAATTATATGTATTAGAATATGAAAGACATAGAAGTATTCCGACTGTAGGTTCAAGGGACAACAATGGGGAAATTATGGGAAAGACTGGTGTAGTCGATTATATTATGAGTTTGCATGAAAAATATCATTGTGTATCAAGTACAGTTGAAGATGTGGCTATGAACCGTTCAATTTTCCAGGCGTTGAATGAAAGAAGAAGGTTAGAGAATAAGTATAATATTGGAGTAATCCCAGAAAAACCTGGTGGCCAAAACAAAAGAAATAGAATATATAGTGGTTTAAGTGGTAGATTCAGTACTGGAAATGTATTTATTAAGGAAAATATGTTTGATTTGACTAACGAAATCATTACTTTTGGGCCTAAAATGTCCCATGATGATACAATTGAGACCCTATATTATGCACAATTACACGCATTTCCGCCTAATATGAAGAAAAATGAATCTAAAAAGGGCTGGTATAAGCCTAAAAAACGAGCTAAAAGCTGGGTAGTCGCATAATGCCACAAGGTAAAGTCCCATATAAACAATCACATTCACCAATGAGTATATCTAATCTGAGATTGCAATCACCAATTGGGCAAGAATCTCTTTATGGTAAAATGTTTGGATTTGGGGCGAATGTTGCAGAAACTTTATCTGGTTCAGAGCCTTCATCTGTTTGGGAGAGCTATATGTCTCAAGCATCTACAGCTGCTGATACTTTAAAAAGATACCCAGCTCCCTCTACTGGTGCATTGTTATTACACGAAGCTGCTCGTAGGAAAGGGATTGGGATAAGTGGAAGTGGAGTATCTTTCCCTACTAAATATGGAAAGTTTAAAATAGGGACTTCAAATATTGGAGGGGAAAAAGGAGTTAAATTTCAATTTGACTTAGATAAGAGCATTCTTGGTAAATTAGAAAAAAGGCTAATGAAATAATGGCAAAAAGAGGAAGAAAAAACAAAGCCCATGTAAATAAACAACTATGGGATAGGGCAAATAGTACAGATAGGTCTAAGTGGCGTAGTAAAAGTCAGAAAGGATATGATTTTTATCTTGATGAGCAACTTAGTATGGATGAAGAGAAGTCTTTAGAAGAATCTGGGATGCCTTCTTTTACAATTAATAGGATTTTACCTATTATTGAAATAATGAAATATTTTGTTACTGCTAATAGTCCAAGATGGAAAGCTGTGGGAGCGACTGGAGATGATACGGATGTAGCTCAAGTCCATTCTGATATATCTGATTACTGTTGGCATTTATCTAATGGTAATTCTATATATGGACAGGTTGTTCTTGATTCATTAGTAAAGGGAGTAGGATACTTTTTAGTTGATGTAGACCAAGATGCAGACCATGGGAAAGGGGAAGTCGTTTTTAGTAGAATAGACCCTTATGATGTTTTTGTAGACCCAGCTAGTCGTGATTTCTTATTTAGAGATGCGGCTTTTATCATGGTCAAAAAGAATCTATCTAAAACTCAATTAAAGAATTTATTCCCACAATACGCAGCCAAGATAAATAAAACAACTAGTAGTGAATATTCATCTAATTTTTCACAAAGAAATGTAGAATCTTCTAAAATTGTACAACCAGAAGATATAAGTTTTACCCTTGACTCTAAAGGTGAGGACGACCAGATTATTGCATACTATGAAAATTATAGTAAAATAAAAGTTCCATATGTAAATGCTTTTATTAGTATCCCCTTGACTGATGACCAGGAAAAACAATTACAACAATCTGTCCAAGTCCAATTACAAGAATTTCAAGCAGAATCTGAAGTACAATTACAAGAAAAAGTATTATCAATACAACAAGCTTTGCAGGCTGGGGAAATCATACCAGAGAGAGCTGAATTAGAAATTCAGAAGGCTCAGCAAATGATGGAAACTGCGATTGCAGAGAAACAGCAAGAATTAACATCAGCTGCTCAAGGAGAAATGTCTAGAGTAGAACAAGTGGTGATGCGAAAAGAAGAATTTGATAATATGATGAAAAGTGATGAATTTAAAAAGAATGTAGTAGACTTTGTAGATTTCTATGAGACGAGGGTGAAGTTAATATGTAGTGTTGGAGATGATGTATTCTTATATGAATATGAATTACCAATTTCTGAATATCCTATAGTCCCAATACCATATTTGTATACTGGTACTCCCTATGCGATGTCAGCAGTAATGCCTTTGATTGGGAAACAACAAGAAATTAATAAAGCCCATCAAATCATGATTCACAATGCAAACTTAGCTTCTAATCTTAGGTGGTTATATGAAGAAGGTTCTGTTGATGAGTCAGAATGGGAACAATATTCATCAAGCCCAGGTGCTTTATTGAAATATAGGCAAGGATTTCAACCCCCAACTCCTGTATTGCCAGCTCCTATCAACAATGCTTTTTATAGCATCACTCAAGAAGGTAAATCGGATGCGGAGTATATTTCTGGTGTTCCTTCTGCGATGATGGGTTTTACCCAGCAACAAGCTGAGACTTATAGGGGATTGCTTGCTAATGATGAGTTTGGTACTAGAAGATTAAAATCGTGGATGTCTACAATAGTAGAACCGTGTCTTGAGCATTTGGGGAAATGTTTTCAGATGATAGCTCAAAAGCATTATACAATTGATAAAGTTTTTAGAATAGTCCAGCCTGAAGCAGGTCAAGAACCAGACCAAGATAAAGAAGTAAGAGTTAATATTCCGATATTCAATGATTTCGGGCAGGCAATTGGTAAGTGGACAGATTATGAATCATCTAGATTTGATGTAAGAATAGTGGCTGGGGCCACATTACCTCTTAATAGATGGGCATTATTAGAAGAATATTTTAGATGGTTCCAAGCTGGATTGATTGACGATATTGCAATGATAGCTGAAACCGATATAAGAAATAAAAAACAATTAATAAATAGAAAAAGCTTATACTCTGAATTGCAATCACAATTAGAACAGATGACAGATGCTATAAAAGATAAAGAGGGTACAATAGAAACTCTTGAAAGACAATTAGTACAAGCTGGTATAAAGATGAAGGTTAATGAAGCAGGAGCCCAAGTGAAAAAACAAGTTCTTGATACCGAAGCACAGCAAAAACTACTTAGAGGTATGATGCAAGGAGAAGTGCAAATGGCTAAAAAAGACCTTGCAAGAGAAGTAAAAGCAGCTGTAGCTGAAGCAAAGATAGATGCAAAAAAAGACTTTGATAGTAACAAAGAAAAATAATAAATTCGGTAAACATAAAAAGGATATATTATGGAAAAAAATGTACAAGTAGGTAACGCTCCCGCAAACGGAGCCCCAGAAAGTACGGTGGGAATGAGTAGCGAAGGGTTTTTCGAGGCTCTCGATACTCAGGTTAACGGTGGTATATTAGATGCCCCTCCCTCGCAAGAACAGACAACCTCTCAGTCGTTGGAAGATGCTGGTAATCAGTTTCTTCAAGAACAACAACAAAAAGAGAGCCCTGTAGAGGGACAGGCGGATGTTGAAAATCTGCAAAAAAGGTATTCGGATTCAAGTCGTGAAGCAAAACGATTAAGTGGACGCTTAAGCGAAATTGAACCCTATTTACCTATACTCGATGCTATGAGAGAAGACCCTAATTTAGTTACTCATGTGAGAGGCTATTTTGAGGGTGGTGGTCAAGCCCCAATAGGTATGAAAGAGAGATTACAATTGGATGAAGATTTTGTGTTTGACCCAGACGAAGCTATGTCAAAACCCGATTCAGACTCCGCTAAGGTTTTAGCGGCTACGATTGACGGAGTAGTCCAAAAAAGGCTTAATGACGCTTTGAGTACGCAGAAAAATGAAAACCACAGGCTCACAAGAGAATCTGAGTTTCGTTCTAAATACAATTTGTCAGAAGAGCAATGGAAAGACTTTGTTGGTTTTGCCAAAAATAAAACTTTGCAGTTAGATGATATATATTATCTTATGAATAGGGGACAAAGGGAACAACAAATCGCACAGAGCGCTAACCAAGAGGTTACTAACCAAATGAAAAGAGTTCAACAGCGACCACAATCCTTAGCTTCCACGGGCGGCTCTCCAGAGCCACAAAAATCTCCAGAAGATTCAGTCTTTGAAGAAATACTGGGTATTGACGCAACATTAGAGAGTGTATTAGGCTGATAGCCTAGTACAAAATTAAGTCAATAACAGTAGCCCGAAAGGCTACAAGGAGAAGGACACATGGCTGATTTATTTCAGATAAGTGATGTTTCCAGTTTGACTGAAAGTGGTTCGGCTATAGCGGGTTCAGCGCTTAGCACAGGTGACCTGAGGCGAAAGTATAACTTTGGCGACAGGGTATCTGAGTTAGCAATAGCACAAGACCCGTTTTTTAGATTCTTATCAAAAGTTTCTAAAAAGCCAACTGACGACCATCAGTTCAAATTCACGGAACGACGTCCATCTTACCATAAACGATATGCATACGTAACTGCTCATGGTACATCACGCGCAGGCATGGTGTCAGACCAAGCAACAGTTACAGCATCCAATATTGACCCAGGTGATACTTATTATTTTCAGTTTATGACTGATTATAAAAGTGCTGGTAACATTGGTCAAGTTCGAGGTTCATCTAACTCAATTCAAGTTGGTGATGACGGAACTCAACCACAGTTTATCATTCCTGGTCAATTAATCAAGATACCATTTTCAAGTACAGCAGCCTCATCAGCAGCCGCTACAGCTATGACGACAGAAGATTATATAGTTGTACGTGTTGAAGAAGCTAACTCTACTTCTACTGGTTCAAGAGCGGCAAATAAAAATGCTGTTGATTGCAAATGCGTAGTAGTCAAAGACCTTGATACCGATACTTATAATGAGTTAGGTGGTTGGGGTGCTGGAGGGACTGCAGACGAAAGTCTCGCTGGTTCCAATACTTCAGATTCAGAGTTTGCAGCTTTTTCAATGATACAATTGGAAGGTGCTCGCTCTCACGTGGTTGGTAATTCGTTTGGACAGGGTAGCGGATACCCAGAAACATGGAAAGACAATCCATTCTCGACTGGATACGGACTTACTCAGATTTTCAAAACTTCGTTGGCAATGGATAACACAACTCGTGCCACTGTTACAAAGTATGAACCTAATGAGTATGCTCGTGTTTGGCGAGAAAAATTAATAGAGCATAAGTGGGATATTGAAACCGCTTTGCTTTTTGGTTCACAATACACAGATGGTAATGGGGTAACTCATACACAAGGAGCTCTTGATTATATTATCAGTTATGGTAATATATTTAGTGGTTCTGGTATGGGCGGAACTGGTACAAAATCACAAGATGATTTCTTGGATGATATGTCTCATTTCTTAGACCCTCGTTACAATAACGCAAATGCTACTTTATTTTTTGTTAGCACAGACGTATATAACTGGTTGCATAAACTAAGTGGATACATGAGTGCAAATATGTCTCAAATATCAGACAGAGCAAATTCACAAGCTCGTGCAAACTGGGATATGGGACGTGTTGGAAGTAAAGATGCATTTGGAGTTTCTGTAACTACATTTAGTACTCCTTACGGAGATATGAATGTAGCTCGTAACGTTCACTTAGACGGCTCACCAGTCAAGATGCTAGGTGTGAACATGAGATATTGTTCATACAGACCTCTTGTTGGTAACGGATTAAATC